CTGATCGCGGCGCCCGCGAGGCCGGCGCCGGTGTAGATCAGCGGCTCTTCGTCGGCGAAGGCCGCGTCAATCACCGCCCCGGCGTCGGTCCACGCGGACATGGTTATTCGGCCGCCGAGCTGGTGCCAGAGCCGGCGGAGGGCTCGACAGGCGCCGGTGCGGGGACGGCCGCGGGCTTGGCCCGGCCCTTCCTCGCGCGCTTTGCAGCGGGCTTCGGAGCGGCGGCCTTCTTCGTGTGGTGGCCGGTTGCCCCATGGCTATCCAGCAGCTCGCGAGCGCGATCGGCCGAGATCATGCCGGCTTCGGCCTTGTCGCCGATCTTGAGCTCGGCGCCGGCATCGTGAAAGCCGCCGGCGTTGTCGGCCGTGGCGCGGTGAAGGGTGACGCTGGTGAGCGACATAATGGTCTCCTGAAAGAGAACGGGCGGCCAAGCCGAAGCCGGGCCGCCCGTCAGTGGGTCGACGGGGAGGACAGCCGTCGAGGGTTACGCGACCTGCCCGGTGAGCAGGACTTTGCCGGACGTCTCGCCTGCGCCGTTGCCGACCGCGCCTGCGGCGGCGCCGATCAGGGTGTTGCCGGCCGACGTCGTGGTGACGTTCTTCGCGGCGTTGTCCCAATAGACCTTGACGCCGACAGCCCAAGCCTGCGCCCCCGGCTTCGGGAGCGTGAACACGCCTTCACGGACGAAGGAAGTATCCTCGCCGATCGCGGCCTTGGTGGAGGCAACGCCGAAGATGCTGCCGATGAGGGCGCCGTCGCCGCTGTTGACGGCATAGGGCGCCGGAAGGGTGAGGTTCTCACCCTGCTGCACGAAGTTCTTCATGTCTCAGGTTTCCCTTACTGCGCCGAGGCCGCGTCGCGATGCGCGCGGATTTTGGCAATGATGTCCGCCTTCTTGGTGGCGTCGCCGAGATCGACTTCCTCGGCGACCGCGATCGCCTTGAGGTCCTCGACCTTCTTGTCGTCGAGATCGTCGCCATCGGCGGCTTCCTCGATATCAGCCGATTCCGCCTGACCTTTGTCGATCAGCTCTTCGGCCTTGTCGTCGGTGACGAGGATCGGCCCCTCCACCGGGTAGCGAATGGCGCCGGCCAGGACGGTCGGCACCAACAATAGAACATTACGCATTGGATGATCTCCCGAATGGGGCGACGCCAAGCGCGCCGCCCGTTTCGATGGCGCGGCGATTACAGGCCGGGGTTCATGTAGAAGCCGCGATAGTCGATCAGCGCGGCGCCGACGTCGAGGCGGGCTTTGGTCTTGACGCCGTCGACGTCGAAGCCGGCCTGCGTCTCGATAAAGACGCCCTCCTGCCCTTCGAGATGCGACAGCTCCATCGTGTCGAGCATCTGCGGATCGGCGACGAGCATCCAGCGCTTGTCGGTGATACGCGGCTCGACGATGAGCTGCAGCTTGCCGACGAACGGGTTGACCTTGTCGGTCTGCGCCGCGGCGACGGCCGTGAGGAACTGCTCGGCCTTGGTCTCCATCAGCGGACCGACCACGAGATAGGCCGGGCGAACGGTGATGAAGCCGCCTTCGTTCGACTTCTGCTGCGCCATCGCAGCCCGGCCTGCGGCGACGGAGTCGATCGTGATATCGGCGGCGACGCCGAGATTGCCGTGCTGGTTCGAGAACAGCGCGAAGCCATCCGCCATCACCGGGTTGCTGATCACGAGACCCCACACGAGATCGCTTTCGAGGTCGCGCGCCTTGAAGCCGAACTGCGTCGGAATGCGGCCGAACAGCCGCTTGTCGTCGTTGATGATCGCCTGCCGGGTGATCGCGATGATCCGGCCATAGGTCTGCAGCTTGTAGCTCATCCCCGTGTCGGACATTGCGCCGTAGGTGAACTCGGCGTTCTCCTTCACGAGCAGGAGCTGCGGCGCGTCGCCGAGGCCGATGATGCTGGTCTCTTTGAAGTCCGGCAGCGTCCCGCGCGAGACGATCGGGGAGAAAGTCTGCGGTGCCGCGAGATAGGCGGCGCGAAGCCGCTTGGCGGCCGCGTTCGAAAGCGCGTTCGCGAAGTCGCTCGTGGTCTGCGCCCCGTAACGCAGGCCGAGCGAGGCTCCTGCGATTTCGAGGCGGCCCATGCCCGACGTCGAAATGCCGGTGCGCTGCACATAGTCGCGCGCCAGCTCCATCAGCGTCATGCCGCGGAACTCGCGAGCGGCGTCGATCTGTGCCTGCTCGAACTGAACGGTCGGATCGGCGCGAAGGATCACCGCGGTTTCGATCGCCGAACGATAGCCATCGCTATCGGTGCCGGCGCGGCCGACGCGGACGTCGACGTGCGGGGTCTGCCGGCTCTCGATCAGGCGATCGCTGATTGCACGCTCGAAGTCGGCTTCGGTGAGAGTGCCGGCTTCGCTGCGCGCGATCAGATCGCGTTGGAAATCACCGCCCAGCTCGCCGGCACGAGAACAGCGTTCCAGAATGCGGCTTGCCGCGATCGTGGGTGCGCGGGCGCCGGCGTCGGGAGCGGGGGCGGGAGCGGGTGCCGGGGTCGGCGCGGGGGTCGAGGCGGGAGCGGCCGCAGCCGCGCCGCCGGGGAGGTTGCGTCGCATATCTTCTTCCTCTTCGGTGGTGCCGTGCTGCTGATTCCCATTTGCGGACCGAACCACGGCGTTCGGGTCGGCGGGAACGGGGACGAGGCTCGCTTCGAGAAGCTCCCAAGCGACGGCTCGCCAAGTCTCGTGATCGTTTTCGTCGGTGGCGGTGATTTGCCACTTGGTGACGCGGTAGCCGATCGAGATCGCGCGCAGCTCGCCGGCTGCGACGCGCGCTTCGACCGCGCGGCCCGCGTCGGTATCGGCGAACTGCAGAACGCCGATGAGCTGACCGCCCTCGATCCGCACCGAATTGATGCGGCCGATCACGGCGTTCAGCTCGTACTGGTTGTGCGTGTCGAGCAGCGGACAGATGCCGGCGGCGACGCGTGAGACGTCGATCGCGGTCTCGCTGATTTCCAGCTCTTCGGTGAAATAGTAGCGCCGAACCGCCGTGCCGGCGGAAAGCACCGCCTCGACGGTGCGCGCCGTCGCGTCGTAGCTCTCGGGAGTGAGCGAGAGATCGCGCGTTCCTCGGCCATTCGCCTGCGGCTGACGACGCTCCTGCGGGTCTCCACCCGGTGCCTCGCGCGTCAGCATACCGGCGAGGCCAGCGCCGGCGGCCAAGGCGAGCAACGCGGCCTTCTTTCGGCTGATCGGCGGCAACGGCGTGGTCACCGTCTTGGGCGGCACGCGCGCGCCGGCCTCGGCGCCTTCCGGCACCGGGTTGGTCTTGGTCATGTTCGGACTCCTGACTAGGCTGCGGAGGGGTTGACGTTGGCGGTCTTGTTCGGGTCGCGCTGACTGCTGAACGGATCGCCTTTGTAGAAGAGACCCTTCTCCTGCTGCGCCTTCAGATCGGCGGAGGTCTCTTCGAGGAAGCTGTCGTGATCGATGCCGCGAGCCCCGAGCAGGCTGCGGCGGTTTTCGAGGCCGGCTTCCATTTCGAGGATATCGGCCTCGGCATCGCCCTTGCGGTCGATCGACTTCCGCGGCGGCGGCGCCCAGCGGATTTCATAGGTCGGCTTCGTCGCTTTCCCGAACTCGTAGGCGGCCTGACAGAACCACCGCCAGATGCCGTCCAGGGCGACCGGGATCAGCGTGAGCCACTGGACCCGCGAGATGAACGTATCGAACTCAAGCGCGCCGGCTCGATAAGACGAGAAGTTGACGTTCGAGAGATCGCCGGTGAGCTGCTCGTAGGTGACGCCGAGCCCGGCGGCCGTCGCAAGCAACTGGATTTTCACGGCCTCGCCGAGCCCGCCGGCGGGCTTCGGATCGCCGAAGACGATATCTTCACCCGGCGCGAGCGTGCTGATCATGCCGGGCTCGAAGAACTCGGCGGGAGGAAGCCCCTCGCCTCGATCCTCGCGCGTGCCGAGCGCGTCGTCGGCAGTGTCGAGATCGAGCTTCCGGAACCCGACGAAGCACGACTCGATCTTCCGGCGCACGAGATCGGCGTCGAGCGTGTCGTCGATATCGCCGAGCTTCTTGATCACCGGCTCGAAGATCGAGCGGCCGCGCTTCTGTCCCGCATCCTCCTGAATGAACAGATGGATCACGTCGGCCGCGTCGAACCTCACCGGCGGGCGGCTGCGGCGATAGTCGGCGCGAGCTTGGTGGAACCAGTAGGCGGCGACATTGCCGTCCGCATCGTACTCGATACCGCCCTCGATATTGTCGCCGATCTTGTCGATCGCGAGCATGCCGGCGTCCAGCAACTGGATGCGGAGCGGCAGAACGGCCGAGTTCTTCACGTAGCGCCGCACGAGGAAGCACTCGCCTTCGCGGAACATCGTCCGCGCAGCCAGCTCCTGCTGACCGAACAGATCGAGGCGGCCGCGATAGTCGGACACCTTCAGCCATTGCTGCCAAAGGCTGTTCAGCGCCTTCGGCCCTTTCGGTGCGCCGGTGATGCCCCAACCGATCGCGTTGTTCACCAGCGAATTGATCGCCTTCTTCCCGTATGGGTTCTCATAGGCGAGCCGCAGGACCGTCGCGCGATCGACGAAGCGCCGCGGCCGAGCGTCATCGGGATCGCCGGTGTTGATCCCGAACGACGCGGCGTCGCCCCTGCGGGTGCGCGAGCCATTCCGGGATTCCACCTTCCCGAGAGCATCGAGGCGCACGCGGGCGAGAGCCCGCGAGGCCGCGTAGTGCGGCGCGACGGCCGCGATCGAGCGCTCGAACCAATTCACCGGCAGTACCTCCGAACGCGGCCGACGACGGTCCGCACGCGCGCTTTCGCCATCGGCGACGACGCGGCCAGCTCGTCGACGATCGCCTTCCGGACCGCGAGCATCTCGCCCACGTTCTGGTATTCGGTCGAGCGCCCGTCCGCGAAAGTCACCTTCCGAACGTTGCTCGTGATCGCCGCATCGATCTTACTCAGATCGGCTTGGGTGAAGGCCATCAGCGTTTACCTATCCAGTTGCCGGGGCGGTTAGTGAACCGGCTCGTCGGCTTCCTTGCCGGTTCGAGCGGCCGCGGCTGCGGCTTGCCCTGCACGGGCGTTCTTGACGTCGCCGCAGCGGGAGACGCGGCGGCATTGATCGTTTCGCCATTGGTCGGCGGTTTCGGCTTAGCCTGATCCGGCACACGGTACGCCGGGGGCACCCAGCGCATGTGAGTGCGCGACTGCGCGAACGGCGGCCGAAGGATCGAGGCATAGGCAGCGACGAGAAGGTCCCACGTCTCGTTGCGCGGCCTGACCTTTTCCCACTTCCCCTTCTTCAGCTCTTCGGCCGTGATCTCGTCGACGTGCTGGTCGAGCAGCCGGCCCGTCGCGCCTTCGTCTTGACCGGGCTTGAGCTGCCCGCCGCCCGTCTTGCCGCCGGGCAGATGGATATAGCCAGGACCCGGATCGGTGCGCCGCAAGCGCGCGTCGATCACGCCCTTGATGCGATGGACGTTCGGCAACCACAGCTCGGCCGAGGATCGCTTCGCGCCGCCGCGACGCTTCTGCTCTGCGAACTTCGCCCGCGGCATGACTTCGCCGGTCGGTCGGCTGCTGCCCTTGGTCAGTGTGATCCGCGACTTGTGGACGCCAATCGCGCGGGCCGCTTCCCAAAAGGCCTTGGCGAACTCGGTTGCGCCCTCGCCCTTTGCGCCACCGCCGCCGACGTCGAGCTGCACCGTAAGCGGCGGCGGCGACATTCCCGATCCATCCGCCAGCGGATAGCGGCGCTCGAACAGCGGCAACAGAACGCGGCTATGCTCCGAATGGCTGAACGGCGCCGGCGACGTCAGGCCATCCTCTAGAACGTCGATCGACCAGCGATCGAGCAGCCAACCTTCCAACCCCTCGCCCCACCCGAAGGCTTGGCATTCGAGGCGGTTCGCCTGCACGTCGACTTGGATCGACCAAACCTTCACGCCGGCGGGAATGGTCCCGATCTTGAAGCCCTGCTCGCGGCGGCCCTTCAATGCTTCGGTCTCGATCGGCTTCTGCCCCGAGAGCTTCGAACGGTAGTTCTTCCCGGCTTGCGTGTTGACCACCGTTCGAAGCCCGCTTTCGTCTTGGCGCAGCTCCCACGCGATCTGCGCTTCACGCCACTTCCGCGCGAGCGTCGGCCACGTCGGCAACGCCATCAGGCCATCCACGCGGAAGGTGCGGCGCCGCTTCGACAGGCCGACGTTCGTCTGCACGAAGCCGTAGTTCGGGAGCCGGCTGCAGCTCTCGTGGAGCCTGCGGCGATCGCCCGGTTCCAAGACGCACCCGTTGGCGGGGCAAATTACATGCGCTGTGCGCTCGGCCAGATCGGCAGAGCCGCTATTGTCGAACCGCAGATCGCGGAGGAAGTCGATCTCGAAGCGCTCTTCGCAGTGGGGACATTCCGGCCAGAGCCGTTCGTCGGTCCCGTCTGCAACGAAGGCCTCGATCCCGCTGAGATCGTCCTTCGCCGGTGACGACGAGATATACTTCTTTTCCCGCCCTTCGTGCGAGATGAAGCGACCGTCGAGCAGCGCGATACCGGAGCCCTGCCCCCCTTCGCCGCCGGTCTCGCCGATATTGTCGTCGTACTGGTCGTAGTCGTCGAGCCAACCGTAGCGGATCGAGAGCTGCGTGAACTGCGATGCCACCGGCCACACCGTGGTCAGCATCATGCCGCGGAACAGCTTGATCCAGAGGTTGTTCGCATTCGCCAGCGGCTGCAGCTTGGCCGCAACCGTCCGGGTCTCGTCGATCATTGGATCGAGCCGCCCTTTGACGAACTTCTCCGCCATCCCGCGATCGGGCTGGCAAATCAGCATGTCGGAGGGATCGGTATCGACGATCCAGCCAGCCCAATTCGTGCCGACCGTCGTCGCTCCGCACTGCGCGGGCTTGATGATCCCGACCTCGGAGGTCTGCGGATCGGAGAGCGCCGCCATCAGCTCAAGCTGCCATGGGAGCGTGTCGGGATCGTAGCCCCGATGCCGTATCGACCACTCGACTAGCGAGAGCTGCTCTTGCGGGCGGTAGAGCGGCGCCAATCGCCGCAGCAGATCACTCCCGTTCCGGAAGGGCGGTATGCTCCATCTCGGCGCCGGGATCGCTACGATCGTCGCCAAGGCCAGGTCTCCAATTCTCCATCAGGTCGGCCAGCTCGGCCTGATCGGCGAGCGCGAGCCGTTCGATCGCCGTGATCTGGTCGCGGGTCAGGTCGACCCGTTTCGCGAGGCGCGCGGCGAAGGTCGCTCCGCGCTGCCGGAACTTCGTTAGAATGTCGCCCACGGCCGCCTCGACCTCGGCGAACTTGATCAGCTCGCCCCGCTTTTCGGCGAGCTTGATGGCGACGAACTCTTCTTCGAGCAGTGCCTTCCGCTCGGCGATCGAGAGCCCGACCATTCCGGCGTCGGCGTTGTCGCCGAGGCCGAGGTCAAGGCCGAGCTGGCGGAGGCTGTCGGCCCGTTGCCGGGCTTCGTCCGTCTTGCGCTGCTCTTCGGCCTTCCACGCTTCGATCGCGCCGGCGATGTCGATCTCGTAGGCGTCGCCGTTCGATCCGCGCTTGATGATCCAAGGCTGATCGGGCTGCGCCTGTATCCACTTGCGAAGCGTCGGCTCCGACGCGAGGCCCGTGGCGGCGAGATCGGCGAGATTACCGCGCATCGCAACCCAAACCGAAAGAACAACAAGAACCTGCCGGAAAATTCGGCAAATTCGCGAGCTTCGAGCCTTTGGCCCCCGTATAGCGAGGATCGCCGGGAAGGACCCGCGACCCTCGGGGGGTGCGCCCGCTCGCCGTGGCGCGCGGATGCCCCAAGGCTATCGGCCTGATAGCCCAAATCGGGGCTGAGACGGACACTCGAAATGTCGCGGCGCTGCACATTCTACCCCTTGACCCCCTCTACCTGCGGATTTCTGCGGCGCTCAGCCGCTCGCAGATGCGGGCGATCGCGCGGCCATACCGCTTGCGCAGCGCGTCAGGGCTCCCGCCCCACCCGAGCCGCTTCGCGACCTTGCCCCATCTGATCTCTTCGTCGCTCCGCTCGTGCCATGCCAGGACGATCCCAACCAATCGACGATCGCGCTCGGGCACCCACTCTACCCAAGCGAGCGTCGTCTCCATCTGGTCGACTTGGTCGGGCCGAAGTGGCAGCGGCTTGGGGAGCGCGTCGCGATGATAGTCGTCGCTGTCGACGCGGTATTGCTCCCACGCCTCGCGCTCCGAGAGGCCGGCGTGCTGATAGATCGGGGAAACCACCCGGCTATGGACCCAGCGCGCTTCGCGATCCGGGAGACGGCGGAGCATGCCCCATGCCTCGACCAATTGCTCTTCGACTTCGTCGAAGGTGACGAAGCTTCCGGCATCGGAACCTTCGGAGTGAACCCTTCCGGCAATCGAGAAGTCAGAACTCATTGGAATACCTATCTAATTGTAACCTTGGTGGAAGGTTTGGAAGGATTGGAAGCATCTGCGACAATCTCGGATCGCGCATGCGCGCATGCGTGCCTGTGTGTCCGAATGTATCGCGAACGCTTCCAACCCTTCCGAACCCGCAGAAAACCGCGCTTTCCTCCTTCCGATGATCCTTCCGCCACCCTTCCGACCGGAAGCATCAGAGCGGGGGCAAGTCGTCATAGCCCGGCACCGGGCCATCATCCGGCGGCGCGCGCGAGCTGGTCCAATCCGCATCGCTGTGGTCGACCACCCTCCCCGTTGTCTGGTCGACGAAGTCGCCGGCGTGCTTGGTCAGGCGCATCCCGATCCACTGCATCCCGTCGCTGGCCTTCTTCACGAAGCCCTTGTCGAGCATGGCCTTGGTAAAGCCCTTCTGGCTCCACTCGCGCTCGCCGGCGGCCTTGCACCACGCGACGAACACTTCGTGCAGCTTGGAGGACTGGACGCGGCTTTGCGGGTCCATCTCAGTGCAGAGCTTGAGGAAGCGGGCCAGCGGGTCGCTATCCTCGCGATATTGCGCCGTCGCTTCCTTCACGGCCGCCGGCTCGATCAGACCGTGGGCGAGCCAATCGAGCAGGCCCTTCACCATGTGATTGAAGACGCCGGCGGCCTCGGCCCGGAGCTTCCCCGGAAGGGTCTCGTCGCGATCAGCTTCCTCGACGTGGGCGTTCCACGGCACCAGCTTCATGCGCCGCCAGATACCTTCGTCGGTGCCGGGAATGTCCGGCTTATAGTTCCCGCCGATGATCAGCTTGAATAGCGGCTGCAGGTCGAAGAAGCCGCGGTGCAACGCGCGCACCGCCATGGGCTCGCCGCCCGTCGCCGCCTTGATCAGCGCCTCATTGAGCTTCGCGCCCCGTTCCGGCTCGGAAGCCCGGAGCAGGCGCACGCCGCCGAGGCGGGCGAGATCGGGCGAGGCCTGCTCGCCGCGTTTCTTGATACCTTGGTCGAGGAACGTCTCGATCCCGATCGTCCCGGAATAGTCGCCCAGGACATGCGCCCACAGGTCGATCGCCGTCGACTTGCCGTTCGCGCCGAGGCCGTACCAGAACCAGAGCTTCTGCTCGCTCGTGTCGCCGCTGGCGGAATAGCCGGCGACCTGATGCAGATAGCGCCGCATCGTCGGCTCGGGCTGCGCCCATTCGAAGAACCCGTCATAGACGGGCGACACGGCGGCCGCGTCATACTCGACGGGCGCCAAGCGGGTGTTGAGGTCCTCCCGCCGATGCGCTTCGAGAGCCACGCTCGCGGATCGAGCGCCGTCCGGCAGCGTCTCTCGCGCGAAGCGGAGCGTCCCGTTCATGACGTTGATCGCGAACGGGTCGCGGTCGAAATCCTCGATCGACAGCGTCAACCAGCGGCGCGCGAGCGTGGCGATCGCCGCGGGCTTGCCGGCGGTCTCGGATTGGCGGCCGAAGATCGCGAGCTTCGTCGAGAGCGGCTCGAAGTCCTTTTTCCCCTTCGGGATCAGCCGATCCATGCCGTGCGGGTTGAGCATCTCCCGGTACAGCTCGCCGTCCGGCATATCCTCTTCCCGGCGCTGAATGCCGGTCTCGGCCATGAAGCGGGCTTCGTCTTGGATCAGGCGCACGGTCTCGAACACGGCGGCAATGACCTCCGCCGGCGGCGACTTCTCGTCTTGATCGAGGACCTTCCAACGGCGGCCGTCCCACCCGAGCCAGCCCTTGGCCGTGGTGAACCGGAAGTTTGCGCCGAAGCGATCGCGAAACCGCTCGCCGATACCGAAATCGGTCATCGGGTAGCCGCAACACTTCATCGTCAGCAGCAGCGGCGCCGGATCGAAGCCGCGGTTATAGCCGTCGTCGATCGCGCGATCGATATCGGCATGCTGGACGTCGGCGATCCCTTCATAGACGTCCCACAGCGCTTCCTTGGCTTCGCTCGCGTCGACCAGCTCGCCGGCGATCCGGCGCCCGATGCTGAACGCGAGCCGCACCACGGCCTCTTTGGTCCGATCGACATTCTCGCAGCGGCGCTTGAGCCACGCGGCCGAGTGGCGCTTGAGCCTCGCCGCCTCGGCCTCCCCCAGCGTTGGCATGCCATCCGCCCTTCCGGGCCGGAAGGGTTCGTCATTTTCGGCGATGCCGCCCCCGGCGGGCGGGGCGGGCGCGCGGGCGCGCGGAGGGCCGGCGCGGGAGGGGCTGCGCTCCCTACGGGAGCGCGATGCGGCCGCGATCTCTCCGAGATCGCGAGGCTGCTCTATGCCGGCTGTCCATCCGGAGTTGATCGTGGCGTCGAGCTGCCGATCGTCGTCGTTGCCCGGATTCGCGCGCGCGGCCGAGCGGATCGACGAGAGCGCGATCGCTTCATCCAGCACGCCGGCCGCGACCAGCGTCGCGATCTTGAAGGCGCTCTCGTTGAGCTGGCCGTTGCGCTTGCCGGTCCCGGCCCGCTTGATCTCCTGACACTCGCCGTCGAGGGCGCGCATCGCGTAGCGGCGCAGATCGTCGTCGACGTCGGCCGACGCTGTCGCCGGCGATCGAGACGGCGATCGCGCGGCCGCGGGCAATTCCTCGAGCTGCTCGGCCGAGCGCTTGCGCTTGCGATCGCGGAGGATCTGGATCAGCTCGGCGGGCGCCTCTTTGATCGAGGCGTCGTCGCGCCAGTCGCCGCGATCGCGCTTCCAGCCGTACCGACCCTTTTCCTTACCTTGGTCATCATACGTGATGCTGGGCGCGCCGATCACATATCCGCCGAGGCCGCGGACGTCGACGTGATCGGGCAGGTTGCCGCGGTTGCGGATCGCCTCGCCCTCGGGCTGGCGAAACCAGACATGGACGCCACCGGATTGCGTTATCGCGGTCAGCGACGTCGGCAGCGCGACGCCCATCTGCGCCTCAAGCTCGGCCTTCAGCTCTTCGAGCGAATAGGCGCGCTCGCCGATGACCTCGCCGGTTGAATCGTCGCACAGCTCTTCGACGCGCGGATCGAAGTCGAGCGCGAAGCATCCGTTCACGCCCATGGGCAGGCCGATCAGCGCGTTCGGATGCTGGCGCCACCACGCGGCGATCCGCGCTTCGTCGGTGGTCGCATCGTTCAGGCCCTTCCCCGTATAGGGGGCCTTGGCTTTGTAGGTTCCACTCTTCCCGGCGCCATTGGTCCAGGACTCGTCACGCTCGCGACACGGAAAGACCGGCCAGCCGCGCCGGGCATACTGCAGCGCCGCTTGCCCCATGGGCGAGAGCGGCGGCTTGGCTGAATTTGACGACACTAATTCCCCCCGGAACACACGGGCTAAACTTGATCTAGGTTGAGGCTGTCACCGGCTCGGTCGCGGCGGCGGTGGCCGTGGCGGAGCCTCTTCGAAGTAGCGGCCGAGCGGGCCGCACCGTTCGCGCTTCGACCACCATGCGCGATCGCGCGCGCGCTCGCTTGCGCAGCTCCGAGCCCAAGAGGTTTCCCGTTCCCCGAAAACGGGATCAGGAACTCGACGGACTGTCCGGCGACAAGCTGGCGCGGGCGCGTTCGGCCCGATGTAGCAAGCGCAATGCCGGCAATCCACGCAGCGGGGCGCGGCCGCAGTCACTCGGCACCCTTCGGCGGCTCGATCCACGGCCGCATGCTCGTGTCGGCGCCGCTCAATCGCAGATGCCAATTGGCGAGCGCCGCGGCGGTGCTGATCGTGTGGTGCTGCGCTTTGTCGCAGTCGCCGGCGACGTCGGCGGAGGCGGCTTTCTGCGCCAGATAGCCGATCAACCAGAACCAATCGAACGGCGTCTTTCCCCCGTCGTGATCCGCGCCCCATCGCGCGCGCTGGTGCGACGCTTCGAGCATGACACCCTTGACGAAGTCGGCCGTCTCGGGCCGGTCGCGCTCCGCCTTGAGGCGCTCGATCTCAGCCTCGAACGGCCGCAGGCGCTCGATCTCGGCGCGTAGCTTCGCGATCTCGGACACCCGGTCGCGCCAGCCCGGTACGAACTCGTCCAGCTCGCTGACACCGAACCCGCCGCGGCAGTGCCGGCCAACCAAGTCGATCAGCGCGTGTTGCTCGCCCCATTTCTTCCGGTAGGCGTCATAGGCCTCAAGGTGGATCGGCCAAGGGATGCCGGCGCCGTAGCCTTGCACTGGCGCCACCTTGGTCCGGTACTCTTCCGAATAGGCGTCTCGAAGGACGTCCTCGCGGGTCCGTTTCTCGATCATGCTGTCGCCTCGAACATGCCACCCGGCGAGAGGACCTCGATCGGATAGACGGGATAGTCGCCGGCGCGTTCGAGCCGCAGCCGGCATGGCGCGATCCAGCGCGCGCGAGTGTCGCCGTCACCATCGGCCATCCAGATCAGCCAGACATAGGCCGTAGCGGTCGAGGCTTTGGTGCCGGGCTTCTCGGCGAAGGGATCGACGGCGCCGGCACGGATCAGCCGCGCCTTGAGCATGACGACGCGCTCCGAGAAGTGCAGCTCGAAGTCGGGCGGCCGCTTCGAATAAAGCCGCTCGTAGCGCCTTTCGCCCTCGGTGAAGGCGCACCGCACGAGCATGGCACAGCCGACGCGAGCCCGATCGCGCGCGATCGCGATGAAAGCTTCGGCCAGGTTAAACGGCGGATTGGCGACGATCAGGTCGACCATGGGTTCGGCCGCGCCGATCGTGGCGAAGTCGAGCAGCTCGGGCTCGTCGTCGAGCGTCCAATCCGAATAGCGGATCACGTCGCTCGCGCGGACGCTGGCGAGATACTCGCGCAGCGGCCGCACCATGAAGCCGCGGTTGCAGCACGGCTCCCAGCCGGCGAGATCGCCCAGCGGGACCCCGATCGAGAGCAGGAACTCCATAAGCGCGCGCGTCGCCCAAGGCGGCGTCGGGAAGTCGTCGAGGCTGTCCGGCGCTTCGTGGCGCTGCTGCATCACGGCGGCCGAGCGGTTCTGCGTATTCACGCGAGCAGCCCCTCGATCTCGTCGATCGGCGTCGACCACCAGCCTTGCTTGCCCTTCATCGGCACGGGCGCCGGCAAGAGCTGCGGCGAGTCCAACCGCCAGCCGAAGCGCTCGTCGCGCCAGTCGCCCGCGATGCGATCGGCAAAGCCGATATGCTCGCGGAGGACCTCACTCGGAAGGCAGGAACCTAGAACCACTGTGCCGACCAGCGCACCGAGCGGGAGCGTGCGACGATACTCCACGCCGAACGCCGCGATCGCCAGCTCGTGCAGCTCGTCGCTGATCAGGCGCCGCGGCGGATAGCTCGCCGCCGCGTGGAAGCCGACGCGCTTGCCGTCATACTTCGACGGATAGCGCCGGCCGCGGGTCTCAAGCGTCTTGCGGTGCGCCGGTTCGAGGACGAAGCACAGCGACGCCCACGGTTGCCAAAGCGAGATGATCGGGAGCGCGTCGGGCTCGGCCGAGAACAGGTCAGCCATGCGCCACCGCCGGCATCGCACTATGTTCGACACCGTCCAGGCGGCGCCCTGCCACGCCCTTCCCGACGCGCACGCTGATCAGCCCCGGCGTGAACGTCGCGGCATCGCCCCACCAATGGGACGGCTTGCCGGGGAAGGTTTCGCCCTCGGGGCCATCGGGAAAGCGCGAGAGGCCGCCACGCGTGACGCCGTCGCGGACCTCGGTGAAAACTTCACCGGGGAGCCAGTCGCCCCATTGCTTGAAGAAGAACGGCACGCCGGCCTCGGCGCACTGGTCGCGGAGGTCACGCGCCCAATCCGGATGCATCGGCCGCGCGCGAGGGCCGCTCTCGCCACCGGCGATTACCCATCCGATCCGAGGCGAATCAGTGAAGTTCCCGGCCAACGGCTGGACGTAGTCGCCGAGGCGGTTGGACAGCTTCGTGGGAGCCTGCCCGTCGCGGCGCAGAACGATCTTTCGGAGATTGAGCGGCGCAAGCAGCGGCTCGCAAGAGAGAAACCGCACTGCGGCCGACGTCGCCAACAAGTCCGGAATCCGCTCGTCGGCCGAGCGCTGATCTTCGACCGACACGCCGAGCCAGACGTTCGGCAGTGGGCGCCGCGGCCATGCCGGGCGGCCGATCAGGTCGCCTTCGGTAGTCCAGAACCGCTTATGCTCGAACAGCTCGGCGCCGCCGTGCAGGCCGAGCGTGATATCGTCGATCGCGCTGTTGATCTGGTCCCAGCGATCGTCGCCGCGCGGTTCGGCCTCAAGGTGGATCGTCTCGCCCGCGACCTTCACGTCGCGCGCCGGCGCCGGTTGCCATGTCTCGGCGAAATAGGCGCGCATCCGATCCGAGCGCTTCGTCAGCACTTGGAAGGTATGTTGCGGGCAGAGCGCCATGACCGCGAAGATCAGGTCGATCTTTTCGTCGGAGACGGACTGGTGGAACAGGTCGGACAGACTGTTGACGAAGTACGTCGTCGGCACCCGGCGCCGAAGCGGCGCGAGCAGCGCATCCGAGCTGAAATTGATCTTGCCCGTCCAGACCGCGTGGCCGTTGACCATCTTTGCGGTGCCGGCGAACTTCTTCGCGATCGCCGGGTTCGGGTTGTGCATCAGCCGATAGGCGTCGCGCATCGCGAAGCACCCTTTGCAGCCGGCCGAGTGGATGGTGCAGCCGACCAGCGGGTTCCACGTCCTGCCGGTCCACTCGATCTTGCTCATGCGTGCCCTCCGAAGAACTCGGCGCCGACGCGGAGGGCGGCGCGCTTGCCGATATCGATGCCGGTGCGGAAGTTCATCGCGGCCGCCTCGGCCGCGCGACGCTTGTCCTTTTCGGTTGCCGCGCCGGCGATCAGCAGCCGGCCGAACATGCCGCCGGAAAGCACCGCGCCAGCCGTCAGGATCATCGAAGCCGCTTCGAGCCGATCGGGCTCGTCGGCCAGATGCTCCCGAGCTGCTCGCTCAAGCTCGATCACGAGATCGACGATCTTCTGATGCCGAGGATCGTCGCCGGCGATTTGGCGCAGGACCTCTGGATTGCTTGCGCCGGTCATTCGAACGTCCACCCTTGGACGAGCCGGGAAATCTCGCGCCGTACTTCCTCTTGGGCGGGTTCGTTCTGCGCCTCGACGGCATCCGCATGACTCTCGGGAATGAAGCGATTGATGGCGCTTTCGAGCAGGGCCATGGCCCTCCGAGGGTTGCCGACCAGAGCGTTCGCCTCGCACTTCCACACGCCGAAACGTTCGATGTATTCTTGCACGTAGGGCTTGTTGTGGTCGGGATGGCGCGGGTCCGAGAGGTCGCGGCCGCCGCCGGTTTCGAGGTTGCCGATCTTCATCAGACCAAGGTCATCAATCTGATTTTCGGTCAGCCCGATCGGGACGACGTCGAAGTCGGGCCAATCCCAATCCAGCCCCTTCAGATTGGCGCACGACATGATGTTGCGATGCAAGCCGTCGACGATGTGAAGGCCCTTGGGATCGTGATCGCCGATCGCGAGCAGGATGCAGCGTCGGCCTGCGGCAGTGTGATCCCGGAAGCGCTTGAGGATCGCGAGCCGGGTGTGAATGTCGGTGTCACCCTTACCGTTGGTGATCCGCACGTTGTACCGGTCGGCAGTCGATCGGAAGATTTGGACAAGGTCCTTCTTCTCGACGATCATTTCGACGTAATAGTCGAGCCCGTCCCAATAGCCGGTTTGATAATAGGAATCGGCCCAAGACCTTAATTCGGTGCTGATCTGATTGACGGCGTGGCGGGCCAGAGCTTCGGGGGAATAATCAGCCGCGTCGAAATCGCGGACTTCGGTCGCCATGCGCGAGGCGTCCGGCTCGATCACGTCCGGATCAAGCTCACCGTCCTTGCGCATGTCGGTCAGCAGCTTCTCGAAGCGGTCGAACTCGCCCTTCGTGATCAGGCCCAAGCCTTCGGCGTAATAGGCCCAGCCGCGGGGGCCGAAGCGGTAGCCCGTGTCGGCCGACATGCGCTCGATCGCTTCGCCCATCTCCCGCCGCGCTTCCTTACGGAGATGCAGCGGGCCAGACGTCGGCGGCATTTGCAGATGATAGGACACTCTCAGAACCTCCGTGGAGGGCGCGGGTAGGGTTCGCGGCATGGCGCGCAGCGGCGGCCGACAAGGCGCGGGCTGTGATCGCCGCAATCGGCACACTCGCCGGGCTCGCCGGCGGGAACGGGCTGGCGGGCGACGCGGATCGCCTCGGCGAGCATCGTGTCGGCGTAGTGCTGGGCAAGGTCGACTTGGTCGGCCATCAGGCGGCCTGCCTTTCGGGCATCGCCCAGCTACCGGCCGAGACTTCGACCATGCTGATTTCCGGATCGGCCGCGGGGATCGCCGCGGCGCCGCGCTCGGCGATCTCAAGGGATTCTAGCAGCGCCAGCTCGGCCTTGAGCCGCGCGATGCGCGCCGGCCGATACCGCGCGCGCTGCTGCTCGCGGAAGATGAGCAGGCCGAGGCGCTCGCTCTCTTCGTGAGTCAACGCGCGGATCGCGGCCAGCTCGTTGAGCATGACCATCTCGGCCATCTGGTCGGCGACGGATTGGCGCCGGCCGCTGCACGGGACCATGCCGCCCATCAGAGCGGCCCCCGCACGGTCATCTCGCCCGATCGGACGTCGACGGCCTGCCGGCGCTCGAACGGCCCGTGGTCGATCAGCAGCAGCTTGCCATGGGAGACGAGCCTGCGGAGCCGGTACGAAGCCGCCAGCCGATCGGGAAGCCCGGCCGCTTCGGCGAACTCTTGGTTTGTCGGGCACGGCTGTTTGAGCCGGATCGCCTCGCGCACCATGCGCAAGATCACGGCCTCGGCCGAGTCGACGCCGTACAGGCGCACCCGGTGCGTTCCGAACGGCTTGGTGCGCCGCTGGATCAGGAACTGCCAGCCGCGCCCCTCGCGCCTTCGAGTGAGATCGACGAGCCCTTGCTCCTGCAGGCGAACGGCGATCGCCGCCACTTGCCGCGAGAGCGTCTCGCCGCGTCCATAGACGGCCATGTCACCAGCCTTTGCGTTGCGGACCCATTCGAGGATTCCGGCGGGATCGAGCATCAGAGCCCCGCATCGGGGAGTGCCGGCGGGACGGATGCGGATGCGCGGTAGCTGCTCTCCGTCGTCCCGCCGGCGCCGGTGGGTCCAGGGCGCCCACCGGAAGGGCGCGCGTCGTCAGTGCGACCCGAGGGCCGCGCGCCGGGGAAGTCATGGCACTGCGCGCGGAGCGCAGGCGTATGGGCGATATGGGTCAGCCAAGCGCCGGCATCGCTGCCGCCGCTGGATGCGTCGTCGATTGTGACCGTCCCCCCGAACATGATCAGGCGCTCGCCGGCGAGGCCGGACCTTGCCGCCGGCGCAACAGCGCCGAGCCGCGCTCGATCATCCGACCCGGCATCGGCATGCGCCAGCCCGAGCCGGCCCGCGCCGAAGGCTGGTCGCACCAGCGTAGGGAGGTCGGCCGATAGAAGTCGCCCGCCTTGACGGCGCCGCGGCTCCACAGCGTGATCGCGGCGCCCATCCGTTCGCCGGGAGTGAGCGTGCCAGAGAGCAGCCGGTCGACCGCGTTGACGCCGATCGTTGCTTCGAGCTGGCGGATTGACTCGCCGGGATTGATCGCCGTGCCGATGACCCAAGCGAGCCGGTGCGCACCTTCGTTCGGCACGCGCGCAGCGAGATACATTGCAGGCATTAAGCGCCCTCCGCCATGGTGAGAAGTTGCCGGTCGAGCGTCGCGAGAACCGCGATCGCCTCTTCGATCTGGACGCGCGCCGAGGCGATTTCGGGCGCCTCGACCTTGCCGTCGCTGACTGCGGCGCAGATCGATTGCGTCACGTCGGCCGCCTCTTTCGCGAGCCGGCCGACCGTGGCGATCAGATCGTCGCGCCCCGGAGCCTTGGAAGGCAGCGGAACGAAGACGCCACCCATATGCCGGCAGAGCGCCCGCGTTACGTGCGGCCATCCCTCGCGATCGCGAGCCAGCGGTTCGAGGTCGGCGACGACGTCGATCGCGACGAACCGCTCGGGGCAGTTGATGTTCTGCGCCTCGCCGAGAACGCTCTTGCCGACGCGGCAGAAGCCGGCGGCAGCTTCGAGCCCACCGACGCCTTTGACCATCTCGCCGGTCGCAAGCTTGAGTGCGATGTTCTCGGGCTTCATGCCGCACCTGCGGGGGCGGAAACTTCGCTGATCTTTCCGGATGACCGCGCCTGTGCGCCGGTCATATCGGTAGCGGCATGATCGGCGCCGGCTTTTTCTGCATCCTTGCGCGCCATGAAACTGGCGATGCGGCGGAGCTTGATCAGGCCGGGGAGGCGCTGACCTGCGCGGAGATCGGAGAGGACGTTAGGATCGCCGACTGCATCGCGCCCGAAACGGGTCTCCGCCATTTCATGGCGCGCGATGAACGTCTCGATCTTGCTGACCAGCTCTTCGGGCGAGGGAATGTCCATGGCCGGCGTTGATATGTCGGCGTGCGCCGACATTGCAAGCACTATTTGTCGGCAAAGGATGACAATGAGTTTCGGCGCGTTGTCAGCTATTGCCGACAACATGGCAGAACCCATCGGCCTGATTGATCAGCTTCTCGCCGTGAAGCCCGCCGGGCTCTCGGAGAATAGCTGGGCTGTGCGCGCGGGCGTGAACCGTGGCGTGTTCGCCAACATTCGCGCTCGAAACGCGGCCAACCACGCCACTATTACGAAGCTGCTCGACGCGATCGGCGTCACCTTTGCGGAGTTCGAGGCCGGCCATCGCGCTACGGAGAAGGAGCCGCCGCCCCCCGAGGTCCAGGCACCACGCCTCGCCTTCCGCGGGGACGATCGCCCTCGCGACGTCCCCGTGCGCGGCTTGGCCGAGTGCGCCGATCAGGAGTTCGCCGGCGACGGCTCGCCCGTATGGGTCGAGACGATGATGCTCGACGATGAAGTCGTTGATCACGTCCGCAGACCGGCGTCGCTGGACAACCGGCGGGACGTTTATGCGATCTATTTCGCCGGCAATTCGATGGAGCCCCGTTATGAGCCCGGCGAGGTCGCGTATGTCGATCCCAAGCGCGCCCCGAAGGCGCGCGACTACGTCGTCGTCCAGCTCCGCAAGGAAGAGGATGACGGAGAGCGTATCCACAAGGTGCTGGCGAAGCGGCTTATCCGCGTGACCGCTACCTTCGTCGAGTTGGAGCAATTCAACCCGGCGATCACCTTTCGCGTGAACCGGCGCGAGGTCGCCCATATCCACCGGATTATCCCGTGGGAGGAACTCGTCGCGTTCTGAGTTTCATCATTTGCCGACATACCGCTTGACTGTCGGCATACGCCGACACTAAAGACGGCCTCCGAACGCAACGGAGGCCGACATGAAGCTCTATCTCGCCGCGGGCCAATACCTAGGCACGCAAGCCGAGGCTAAAAAACTCGACCGCACCTACAAGCCGGTCGACGTACCGACTTCCAAAGACGAGTTGATCGCGTTTCTGAACGGGCCGTCGCCCGCTCGGCCGCGCGAAGCTGAGCCCGCGCTGCGCCCGCAGCCGGCCGTCCAGCCCGAGCGCGCCGCTCCCGCTCCCAGCAAGATCGAGGCGGAGTGTCGCATCGAGGACGCGATCGCCGAGGCCGATTATCCGCGAGCGCTGTCTCTCGCGAATCACATTCACCAGCGCCTGATGGAACACGCTCGGGCCACTGGCGGTGCCGCGTGACGGGGTTCCTCGAACGCTACACGGGCCAGCCCTCGCCGGGTGCGTCTATTCCGCTGCCGATCGCGCCCCGGCACGATCCGCAGACGTCCAGCACCATTCCGCCCAACTTGCTCGCGACGTTGCGGATCACGCCGATGACGACAGGCCAAGTGTTGGGCCGCCTCGGCTTCCTCGACAGCCCGATCATGCGCAAGCTGGTCGCGCGGGAGCTGCAGGCGCTGGGCTTCGAAGCGAAGCCTTCCCGCGAGCCGGGCAGTTTCGCGGTGATCAAGCGGTGGACGCACCACGGGGAGCGCGGGTGATGGCGCGCGACCGTTGGGGAACCATGCACGTTGAAGCCGATCGCCGGCGGCCCTTCGGCCACGTCGGCGAACGACGGCCCGAGCCGACGCGGCTGACTACCAATCAGGTCTCGATCCGCATTCTGTTGGGGCTCGCTGGCGGTGCGCTCATCAGCTTCCTGCTGACCGGGCAGCCTTGGTGATGAGGCGCCGCTCTCCCCCCATCTGCAAGCGACGCGGTTGCATCACCGGCCGCGAGCGCTGGCAGCTCGTCTGCGACGAATGCTGGGTCGACGTCCCGGTCGAGGCGCGCCAGCGCTACTCGCGCGCTCGCCGAGCGAGGCTGACTCGGATCGCCGGCGAGATCGGCCGCGAAATCCTGCGCCTGCTCGGCCGCAAACCTGCGGGAGCGACCCCCGAGCCCCCTCGGAACGCCTTCGCCAACATCGCGCGCCTTACCGGCGATCGCGACGCAATGGAGCCTGCAGAGTAATGTTTGCGGACACCCCTGACTTTCGACGTCTCTCGCAAGTCGCGGCCTCGCAGGCCGCCAACGCGACGGCCGAGCTGATGCAAGCTAGCCTCGAAGGCCCGCTGCACCACGCCACCCTTTGGAACGATGAACCGATCGAGAAGCTCGCCGACGCGACGAAGCTCGCGATCGAGGCCTCGATGGCGGCGGGCGAGCCGCTCGACGAAATGCGCGGACAGTTACTCGCCGCGCTGGTCCGCTTTTTGGAAGGTTGGGCATAATGTCGGGCCGCCGCGACTTCTCGAAGGTGCCGAGGCCCGGCACCCGCTACGAGCCAGCCGAGAAGCCGAAAGCGAAAGGCTGGACCTCGGCCGCGGCCGCCTCGCAGGCTCGCTCGCTTTCGCGCGAAGAGATCGCGCGCGTCATGGCCGAGCGCGGAGGCGGGAAATGATCGACACCCGCTGCCAGATTTGCGGCAAGCGCAAACATCTTCGGAAGAACGGCACGATCGCCCATCATTGCGTCGGCGGCCCCCGATGCCCCGGCTCCGGACACCCGCCGATCGAGCAGGATGACGCGTGGCTGATCGAGTACGCCGATCGCGCGCAGCGCGCCTACGAGCGCGTTCGCGATGAGATTTACGCGCTGCAGGATCGCCGGGCGAACTACATCGATCCGGCTCTTATCTCCCGCCGCGGCGCACTTGCCGGGCTTAGCCTCAAGCTCTCCCGGCGGGTGAAGCGGCATCGCGAATGGGCCGAGCGCTACGCGCGATCGATGGAACGGCAGATGATGACGCACGGCTATGGCTGGGCGGATCAGCCTCCGGCCTATCTTGTCGCTCGACTCCCCGCCACGTCGCCGGCCCGCTGGTCGCGGTGGATACGGGAAATCGCGGCATGAACCCGCCGCCCTTCTACGATGATTGGCGAGGTCTCGCGCAGCTCGCCGAGCAGCTTCTCGCGGCGCGCCTCGCCGGCGATCCCGAGCAAGTCCAGGGCGGCCGCTTCACGCAGGCCGAGGCCGACGATCGCGCTCGGATCATGGGCGCGACTGCTGCGATCTGGCGCGCCGTAGTGCGCCGCGAGGCCGTGCCCGAGCTGGCGGCAAGCCATGCGGAGATCAGGCTCGATCTCGCCGGCGTGCGCAACGGCGCCGCGGCCCGGCTCAAGGCCAGCGCGGGCAACACGTCGTTCGAGCGCCAGCTCGCTGGGATCGAGGCGCTCGTATGGAACCACCGGCCCTGCATGCCGGGGCATGATCTCCCGTGGATTCTGCACGTCCACGAGGCGAACCAGATGACGCTGCGGCGCCGATCGGCGGCCGCGTGAGCGATATACCCCCCTTGTTACAAGGCGGCTCTCAGAAGGGCCACAACCGCCTCCCCGGTCAGAACGAAGGCGGATGGGCGCCGCGCCATTGCCCCGAGTGTATGAGGCTCTTTGAGCCCAAGGTGTACAATCAGCTATTCTGCACCCCCGCGCACAACGTGGAATGGAGCAACAGGGCGACGAAACGCGGCCGCGTTCTAACGCCCCTCTCGATGGTCGCCCGCATCACCCGCAACGGCACACGCGGCGAGCCCGAAGCGCGCGAAGCCGGTCGGCGGGCGAGCAACCGGCATAATCAGCTCATCCAGCAGTACCGCGACGAAGATCGCGCCGCCAACGACGGCGCCGGCCGCATGGAGTGGCCCGAGTACATGATCTGGCGGATCAAGCTCGGACTGGACCTGAACATCTAGTGGCGACGCGCTTCGCCTCGAACGCGCCGTCGCGTCCCGCTCCCGAGCTGTTTGCGCTCGTGGAAGCCCTTGCGCGCGCCGACGTTGCGAGGAAGCATGCCCCGCCTCGCGAATCGAAGGAATTGGACCGTGCGGACGGTCATCTACGCCCGATACAGCAGCCAGCTTCAGAATAACCGCTCGATCGCGGATCAGCTCGCGGTTTGCCGCGAGCGCGCCGATCGCGAGGGCTGGACGGTTGTGGCCGAATTTCAGGACGCCGCGATCAGCGGCGCCGCTGGGATCGACGAGGCGCAGCGCCCCGGCCTCAACGCCTTGCTTGCGACGGTCGAGGCTGGCGGGATCGAGCAAGTCCTTACGGACACTACGAGCCGCATCGCTCGCCACCTTGGCGATACGATCGCTATCCGCGAACGTCTCGAATTTGCCGGCTGTCGCTTGTTCACTCTCGCAGACGGCGAGGTCGACGATATCACCGGGACCTTCAAGGGCCTGATGGATCAGCGATTCCGGAAGGACCTCGCCCACAATATCCGACGCGCCCAACGCGGCCGCGTCGCCGAGGGGCGCGCACCAGCCGGGATCGCCTACGGCTACAAGAGCGCGAACAGGATCGACGAACGCGGCCTGCCGGTCCGCGGATTGCGCGCGATCGACGAAGAGAAAGCCGAGATCGTCCGGCGCATTTTCAGGGAGTATTCTGCCGGCCAGAGCCCGAAGGCGATCGCAACGGCGCTCAATGCCGAGGGTATCCCCGGCCCGCGCGGCGGCACTTGGCGCGTGTCGACGATCCTCGGCGGGCGGAAGCGCACGGACGGCTTGTTGAAGAACCGCCTCTATGCCGGCGAGCTGGTCGCGCAGCGGACCTCCAAGATCACCAACCCGCGGACCCGCCGAACCGTCATCCGCCCGAACGCCGAAAGCGAATGGGCGGTGCAATCGGTCCCCGAGCTGCGGATTATCGACGAGCAACTATGGAACGCCGTCCAGGCACAGCTAGAAGCTCGCGCCGGCACGCCATTCCAGCTTCAACCCCGGCCGAAGCATCTGCTCTCCGGGCTCGGCCGCTGCGGGGTCTGCGGCGGCTCGTGGGTGAAGGTAAACGTCAACCAGTGGGAATGCTCGCGATCGCGCGACGGCGCTTGCGACAACAGGCGCAGCATTTCGACCAAGCGTTTCGAGCGGGAAGTTCTAGGCCGCCTCGAAAGCGAGCTGCTGCATCCCGACTTGGTCGATCACTATGTGCGGACTTGGCATCGGGAGAACGCACGCCGGACGGCCGAGGGGAGCCAGCGGCGCGCGTCGATCGAGCGCCGGCACGGCGAAGCCGATCGCAAGGTGAAGCGCCTTGTCAGCTTCATTGCGGAGGGGGATGGCGATTTCGCGGAGATGCGTGCCGCCTTGGCGACGGCTCGGGCCGATCGCGATCGAGCGGCGGCCGAGCTGGCGGAGATCGATGCTCCGCGCGTGATCGCTCTGCATACCGGGCTCGCCGAGGACTATCGCCGCCAGATCGCGGCGCTGTCGCAGGCGCTCGGCGGCGACGACGAAGCCCGCAAGATCGCGATGCCGCAGCTCCGCGCGCTCGTCGATCGCGTCGAGCTGCACCCGGCCGCCGGCCCCCGCGGCGTGACGGTCCAAGTCTTCGGACGCCTAGAAGAAATCCTCCGCCTCGCCGGCGCCGATCCGGATCGCCTCGCCAAAACCGCTTGACCCCGAAGTGGAGAAGCGTATCGCCGCGGCGGCTTTGCGGATACCTGATGCAATACGGATCGCGTTACCCGCTCCAGCCCCCTAAGCGCATGACCAACGACACATCCCCGCTCGCACTCTACGTGCATTGGCCGTTCTGCGTGTCGAAATGCCCCTATTGCGACTTCAACAGCCATGTCCGC